ACAGTGAACGTGGTAGTTGCCGCCGCGCCTGTGCCGTCCTTGACTGTTACAGTGTTGCCCGCGCTAGGTGACGCCGGTAGGGTGATGGTGATACTGCCTGCCGTGGCTATGACAAACTCGCCAGCAGAGGCTGTGTAGTTTGCGCCCTTCAGTATCGGCAACGCATTCTTGCTGTCGATCTGGGTTTGAATGGCAGAGGTCACACCGCTTGAGTAATTAAGCTCTGCGGCAGTTGCGGTAATGGACGCGCCTGCAACTTGCAAAGTTGTGGCGTTTACCTCACCAGCCGCACCGTAAATCACTGCTTTTGAATTAACAATCGTTCCCGCTGAAGAGCCGTCTACTAGATTAAGCTCTGCCGGAGTTGATGTAACCGCCGTGCCGTTAATGACAAGTTGGTTTGACGCATCCAGATACGCAGACTTTCCCGCAGGGTAGTTGATAAATACATCTTTGCTTCCTGCTGAAAAGTTAACAGCAGATCCACTATTAGAACTGGCCAGCACTGTCGTCCGGGCCAGCGTGTTCCCACTCGCCGTATAAGTGCCAAGGCCCACTTCGTAGGCTTGGTTCACATTATCAATAATGGCGTAGTAGGTTGTGTCACCATCCGACAAAGCTGACGAGAAGGCTATAAAGTTAGCCTCCGCGCCACCAAGCGAGATTGCTCCCGTACCCGTCGTGGTGGTGGTTTCTTTTACGCGATCAGCAACGACCAAGGCCATGATTAAGCAATCCGAATAATAGCGTTAGATGCGTCAGCGGTTGGAAACACAATGGTGAAATCGCCCGCACTAGATGACTTGTCAGAACCAAAGTCCAAAACAACAATCGTGTCGGTCGTGCCCGTGCCGCCAGCCGTGGTGGTGTTGTAGATCAACGCGCCGCGAGCAGTAATGGTACTGCTGGAAAACGTGAGATCGGCAAAGTCAGTCAGCGCCGTTGTTCCTGACGTGGTAGGCGTAACATTGGTCAACGTGCCGCCACCAGCCGAATACCCCGTGCCGCTTGCCTCGTCGGTAGCGGTGTAGTCAGTGGTAGACGCATCGAAACTTGCGTTGTTGTCGTACATGGCCAGCTTAAAGGTGTCACCAGTGCTGGCAGTGAAGTTGTGCGAGCCTACAAGCAATTCCTGCTTAAACGACGTACACATATAGTTTCCGCTAAAAGCCATATCAAAGTCTCCTGATAAGTTCGGCTAGGTCTTTTTGCCCTGCATCACACAGGGCGTTGTGAATAGTGGTTCGGTCGCTTTTTATCGCTTCCTTCATGTAATAAACGAGTAGCTTCCTAATGTCAGCCCTGAACGCTTCAGCCTGTGCTCGCACCTCTGGCGAGGCGCTTTCGGCTATGTGGACAATTTTGTCCAAGCACCTTTCGGCGACTTCCTCTGGAGCAAACCCTCTGTTGGACGTTGTCTCCACAAACACGTTACCGACAATCGCGTCAATCATGCTCTAGGCTTCCTTACCTCTCCGCCACGATAACTGTCTGTAGTGCTATACCCCTCGCCCAGCTCCTCCAGTTTTGCCAGCGCCTCCATGTATCGCTGGGCATACAACTGCATTAGGTCGGGATCGCCCTTGAGATAGGTGTACGCCTCAACAAGACAGCCATAAAGCAGTGTGGACTCCGCGTTAGTGCCGAGCCAACTAGTGCCGTCTGTAGAAGTGGTTATTGAGGTAGGCTTGTGAAAATAGTGCAGTTCCGCGGTATATGCGGCGTCTGGGGTGGGGCCAAGGATAAATGCAGTGCGGCTAAAAATGCCGTAATACTTGGGGGCGCCAGTAGTCCCAGCCACTGGGTACGCCTGCCGGATGAAGTTGACATCCTTGAAGATCAGATAATCATATCCGGAATTATCAATCGCTAACGAGTAAGGCGTCAAAAAATCCGATGGCATTACCAGATACTGACTGCCTGCGGCAACAGACCCCTCCACGTTCTTGCGGAAGTCGGGTAGCTGTACCGTCTTGAGAATCTTGTCTTCTGCCTGCTGAATAATTGTAGGCAGGTTATTGACGAAACTGGTCTCGTTGGACTCCATGTAGTCCTGTATGGCCTGCTTCAGTGTGGTGTAAGTAAACGCCATCAGGAAATCTCTACTGTTACACGCCCAACCACGCCCGCCATGTCAAGGCCCACAGTGCGGCTCCCAAGAGCTGTATTGCCACCACCAACGGGATCAAAGGCAGACAAAGCGCGGCTTTCGTCAAGTGAATTGTCAGGTCTAGGGAATCTAAGAGCCTGTGGATCGCTTGCATTGACATCACCCAATTTAAGCTGGGGCTGGTCCTGATCCACCACGTCACGGCCAACTAACAGGCCGTTCCATCGCCCGTCTTCAATCTGACGGACAAGGTCGCGCAGTGGGTAACGGAATCCAGTCCGGTCACAAAAGCCGAAAGCATGTTTACCCTTGGCATAACTGCTCATAGGTCGTTATAGCCTCCCGGCGCCATATACAGAGCCGCCTTCTCGCGGGACGCATCAGCCGCAAGATTCCACTGCTCTTCGTACACCTGCTTGAGCGCAGGCGCGATACTCATAGATTCTGGTTTCTTGCTGGCAATCTGGTAAGCCAGACCTGCCACAAGGCATGGTAAGTAGCGAGCCGGAACATCCATTGTATTGGACGCTGGCTTGCCTGTATCTTCGATGCGGTCTAGGTAGTAGTAGGCAAATGTGTAGCTGGTTGTCGCGTCTGGCACAGGCCAGAAATGAACGGTAATGCCAGTCGGCTTACGCTCAACGTAGTACTGTAGTGGACGCCCTTGCGTCAGCTTGTTTGTTTGGTGCGCATACTGACTAACAGAGATTCTCTGCATAGTCAGATCGGACTGCTTAGAGGTGTTACCCGCGTCGGTGCGTAACAGCCCCTCTATTATGTCTAACTTCTCAGAAGTAAGGTCATACGACGACGTGCCTGCCACTAGAGCCAGTGACGCATCTCGCACAGTCCAGAGGTTCAGTCCTCGGTTTTGCCACTCAAGCATGAGGAGATCAAGGCTCCGGCGGGCGGTCTTGTAGTCATACCCACTGCGGAGTTCGGAGCCGGCACGCTCAAACGCCTCCTCCATGATATCTGACAAATCCAGAGTAAAGCTGGTTGTTCCGCTAGTCGCCATTTAAACAACCACTCCCCTAGTCTTGCCGCGCATGGCAATGCCGTTCCGGCACTTGGCCTTGGGCATTTGCCCGCCATTCGCCGCCTTTTTTGGCTTGCTCAGTCCCGCCTCGGAAAGCGCGATGGCAACAGCCTGCTTTTTGTTGGTCACCTTATTGCCTGATCCGCCAGATTTCAGCGTGCCGGCTTTGAACTCCTTCATGACCTTTTTGACCTTGCTGGGCGCATTTTTGGTCTGCTTCCCAGCTTGCGCCCTGCTGATGGCCATTTAGCTACCCTTCTTCCACTTAGTGGACTTGGACTTGGTTTTGCTTGGACTCCACTTGACCTTGTCTGCCCAGTAAGCCGCAGACATCTTGCCGCGCTTAATGTTCTTCGCATGACGCGATTTAAACGCCTTGCGCTGGCCAACGGTCTGGTTTGTCTTTACGCCCTGTTGTCCAAAGCGAATAATCTTCTCCTTGCCGCCCTCGCACGCCTTGACGATGTGCGACTTCTTGGCATGGCCCGGAGTCCTCTTCGGCTTATTGCAGGCCATCGCGCCCTTGTCAACGCGACCGCCTTTCTTGTAATAGAGTCGCATTACTTACGATGCCTCGCCGTCTTTTTGGCAACCTTCTTCGGTTGTTTGGAATGCTGTTTGCCTTTCTTGCTGTCCTCCCGCTTTTTGCGGGTGGTAGCGGCATACTCGCTAGAGGAAAGTGACTTGATTGCCTTTTCCGGCAAATATCGCTCACCTGTCGCTTTCGACCCCTGCGTGCTGGGCTTTCCTGACTTGGTCCGCCACTTCTGTTTAGTCCACTTCTTGAGGGACTGTTGCGGCTTCTTTAGCGCCATGAGCGCCTCGCTTTCCCCTGAGCGGCCTTTGATAGGTCGCCATAGTGGTAAAGCCGCTTGCTGTTCTTGCCGTGCGTCTTGCCCGAGTGCAAAGAGCCATCAGGCATCTTATGCATACCACCCCTGTGAACGGTGCCGTCCTTGAGGTAGTGCTTGACTCCCATGCCCATCAGTCTTTGTAACCTCCGCCTGCGGATTTGTATTGCTTGGCGAGCATTTGTGCTTTTCTAGCAGACCACTGTCCGGGCTTACCGCCCTTGCCGCTTGCCTTGATTTTATTGAACAGGCGCTTACGCAAGGAGGGCTTGGTGTAATTTCCAGCTTCATTGACACGGGATTTCGTCTTACCCCCCTTTGCGTAATACTGCCTCATCAGCCGTAGCTCTTCTTCACCTGCATGACGACGGTGTACGAGTCGCCAAGGGTGTGCCCCACGGTAGTGAATTTAATGTCACCAGTCTTTCCGGTGCCGGCATTGTTTGGTATGCCAACAAAATCGGAGAAATCCAGTGAGTCTGAATAGTCAGCAGGAAGCTCCCACGCCAAAACATCAGTCGTTGCGTCAAACAGAATCTCAACGCCCATGCCAATAGTCGAATACCAGATGCGCTCAATGTTTACATTGGTGCATGCGGCATTGGTAATGGGGTTGTTTGAGAGAGCAGACACGTCGATTTTGGTCACGGCAGATTCGCCTGTGCCATCGCTGACGTTAGTGAACGCAAAGATTGCGGTGCGGGGGCCGTCTTCAATTGTCTGACTGGTAACTGTGTCAGCCATAATCCTCTCCAGATAACGGGGGCGCTAGCCCCCAATAATTAGCCGGCGGATACGGTAACGACGCCAGAGTTGCTCCAAAGCTGACCAGCAACAGTTGGATCTGAAGTGGGCAGGTCTTTGATAATGACTACGCTGTTGGTTCCATCGTGAGTGATGGAGATATTCTCGGTGACAACCCCAGTTCCGGACGCCTTGCTGATGTCCTTAAAACCGTTTTCTGAGCGAACGGGGCCGTTGAAAGTAGTGTTTGCCATGAGGTGCTCCTGTCTTGGCTAGTGTCTGATGTTCCACATGGAACAATCAGTCAGGAAAGAAAAGGGGGCCGAAGCCCCCTGTCATTTAGGAAGTTCCGGGCGAGCCGTAGATTCCCAGAGGATCGGATACGCCGAAGCTGTATCGCTCGCGAGCCTTGTACCGGACGTTACCAGTATCAAAGTCGCCGTCCATTGAAGTCTCCAACGCAGTACGGTTGAAGTGCTTCATGCCGTTCGGTACATCGGTAATGATGAAGAAGGCGTTGGTGTCTGTCAGGAAGTGGTTGACAGAGTAGCCTTCCGGAATCGAACCGTTGTTGCGAAGGGCGTTGATGTCGTTGTCAGCCGTGCCAACTCGACCTTCAGTCTCAAGCAAACGAGTTGCTACAAACTGAAGCGCGGGTGGAACGATCAAACGACGGGGTCGGGCCGCGATCAGCAGACCACGCTCGTCGGTAAATGCGGCGATGTTAATCACAGCATCTTCCAGCGAGGTCTCGTTCAGATCAGCCGCAACGGCAGGGCGGTTGGCGTTAGTGCCACCGTTTACCAGCGGGTGAGCTGTGCTGAACAGCGTTACGCCGTCTCCAGACTGGTAAGACGTGAAGCCGTTGTTAAGGGGGTTAGCCGCCTTAACCTGCTTGGTGTGAGCCATAGCCCGAGCCAGCGCCTTGGTGTAACGAGCAGACAGAGAGTCATACAGGTTATCTTCCATAGCTTCTTCAGTGATGGAGAAGCCAAGGGCGATGGTTTCGTGGTTATAGCGAGCAGTGAACGACTCTTGCGCCGAGTCATAGCTGATGGCCGCGCCTTCAGCTTTAACTGGTGCGGCACCAAAGCCGGACAACTTCACTTCTTCTTCAAACGAACGCTCAGATGATTCAGTTTC